ATGATGTAACAAATATAGCGTCCTCAAGTAGCCCAAACAATTCAGCGCCTTACAAAATGAGTGAATTTTATGGTTATGATCATGACGCAAGTATGCTTTTACCATAACAATAACTATCAAAGCGATACACACACTTAAAAACTGTGAAAATAGCGTAATAATATAAACATAGAATAATAATTAAAAGTAAAAAAATGGCAATACAAGGATCATATGATTTTAAAGGAATAGTTTTAAGCGATGCTTACCTACAAATACAAGGTGTTAACTCTTATTTTCAAATTGAAAAAGTAAACTCTTTAGAAACCCCAGCTGTTTTTGCAGAAGACGGCGTAACTGTTGAAACAGAAGCGGTATACGTAACAACTTATAACAAAAATCTTGTTAGTAGTTGCAACGTTAACATTTTTAAAGATGAAGCAGCTAAGAACGCTAATCCAGAAAACACTATAGGTAACTTTAGTTTTAACTTTACAGCATCTCTAGAAGATGGTGCGGTAAATAACATAAAACAAGCTTACGTTGCTTTAAAAGCACAAGAAGCTTACGAAAATTATACGGACGTATAATAATTAATAATTAAATTAAATAAAATGAAAGACGTAAAAGTAGAGGACATCGCTAAAGATGTAAAAAAAGTAACTGACGAAGAATTAAAATCAGTTCAAGAAAAAGTAGCTTTAATAAACCAAGTTCAAATGCAAGTTGGTGGTTTAGAAGTTCAAAAAACAATGGCTGTTGAAACTTTAAAAGCTAGACAACAAGAACTGCAAGTTATTCAAACTTCGTTAGAAGAAAAGTACGGAAAAGTATCGGTTAACTTACAAGACGGAACTATATCCGAATTACCAGAAGATGAAGCTGATAAGAAAGATTAGTATCGGTAAAGATTATAAAAATGAAGCTATGCATTACTCCGTGGGCCAAGAGGTTTACGGAGGGCATACTATCTGTCATATAACAGAAGAAGACGAAAAGTTTAGTATATTTATTAAAAAAAATAATGATATATTACCTTGGAAGGATTTTAATAAAAACATGGCTGTAGCTATAGAGTATAATCTAGAGTATTAATGAGAAGCGTTTTTAATTTTGTAGTAGAACCTATCGGAGGAAGATACAACAACAATAAAAAAGTAGATAACGTTGACTTGATACTTAACACTCAGATATTTACGCATCAAAACGTTAACAGGTTAGGTTTAGTAAAACAAGTACCTATAGTTGGGAACCATAAAGTTAAAGTAGGTGATCAAGTTATAGTACACCACAACGTGTTTAGAAGATTTCACGACGTCAGAGGAAACGAAAAAAACAGTAAAAGCTATATAGATGATAAAAATTACTTATGTAATGTAGATCAAGTGTATGCTTATAAAAGAAAAAACAAATGGCAACCTACCGATGGGTATGCTTTTGTAAAACCAATTGAATCTAATTATATATATAGTACTCAAAAAGAACAACCATTGAAAGGTGTTCTAAAAATAATTCAAGAAAATAAACACTTAAAAGAAGGAGACTTAGTTGGCTTCACACCAAATAGTGAATATGAATTTGTAATTGATGGAGAAAGACTTTATAGAGTTAGATTAAAAAACTTAACAATAAAGTATGAATATCAAGGAAACGAAGTTGAGTATAATCCAAGCTGGACACAAAGCGGTTGAAGAGTTAATAAAAGTTGCTAAGGAAGCTATAGTTGATTCAGGTGATGATATAACAGCGGATAGATTAAAGAACGCGGCGGCTACAAAAAAGCTAGCTATATTTGATGCTTTTGAAATACTAACTAGAATTCAAGAAGAGCAAGATATGATAGACAATAAGCCTAAAAAAGAAGCTACTCAAACTTCATTTGGTGGTTTTGCAGAAAGAAGATCGAAGTAATGTACGATCAAACTCTTTTTAAGGTTATAGAACCTGTTAAAATAAATACCATAAAAAGACTTAATAAGTCTAAAAAATGGGAATACGGTTATAATAAAGAGCACGATATAATTGTTATAAGTAAAACTGGGCAGATTGGAGAAATATATGATATACAAAATCTTCGTGTAGCTTTACCAAAAGCGGTTGGTGTTACTAAATTTGATAGTAATAAATGGGAGGTTAAAGAATATCCTAAAGAATTAAATAGAATAAAAACTATATTTGACTGGAAAAATTATCCAAATGATTTTAAAAGCAAATATATAGATTACATAGAAGATGAGTTTAAAAAAAGAGAAGAAGGGTTTTGGTATTATAACAAGAACGTTCCTACTTATATTACTGGCTCTCACTATATGTACTTGCAGTGGAGTAAAATTGATGTTGGGAAACCAGACTTTAGAGAAGCAAACAGATTATTCTATATATTCTGGGAAGCTTGCAAAGCAGATAAAAGGTCATACGGAATGTGCTATCTTAAAAACAGAAGATCAGGGTTTTCGTTTATGTCATCTGCGGTATGTGTCGACATGGCAACAATATCTTCAGATTCAAGATTCGGTATTTTATCTAAGTCTGGACCAGACGCAAAAAAAATGTTTACAGACAAAGTTGTACCAATATCCGTCAACTACCCATTTTTCTTTAAACCAATACAAGACGGTATGGACCGTCCAAAAACAGAATTAGCATACAGGGTTCCAGCTAGTAAACTTACTAGAAGAAGTATAGTTAAAGCTAGTGAAACACAAGAAATATTAACAGGTTTAGATACTACTATAGATTGGAAAAACACAGGTGACAATAGTTATGATGGTGAAAAACTAAAGTTATTAGTTCATGATGAAAGTGGTAAATGGGAGAGGCCAAACAATATATTAAATAACTGGAGAGTTACTAAAACAACACTAAGGCTAGGTAGTAGAATTATTGGTAAATGTATAATGGGTTCAACCTCAAATGCTTTAGATAAAGGTGGAGACAATTTTAAAAGATTATATAAAGACTCGGATGTTACTCAAAGAAACAGGAACGGTCAGACTAAGTCAGGACTCTATTCTTTGTTCATTCCTATGGAATGGAACTACGAAGGATTCATTGATTCTTATGGAGTACCTGTTTTTGACACTCCAGATAAAGAAGTCTCTGGCCCTTATGGAGAATATATCGACACTGGAGTAATAGATAATTGGAACAATGAAGTAGAGGGTCTTAAGAACGATCCTGATGCACTTAATGAGTTCTATAGACAGTTTCCCCGCACAACAGAACATGCATTCAGAGATGAAACTAAAAATAGTATATTTAATTTAGCTAAAATATACGAACAAATAGATTATAACGAAGAATTAAATATTGATAACGCAGTTACTAAAGGTAACTTTCAATGGTTGAATGGTGTTAAAGATGGTAAAGTTATATTTTACCCAGATAGTAATGGTAGATTTAGAGTAAGTTGGACACCACCAGCTAATCTACAAAACAACGTTATAATAAAAAATGGTATTAAATTTCCAGGTAACGAGCATATGGGTGCTTTTGGTTGTGACAGTTATGATATATCAGGAACAGTTGATGGTGTAGGTTCTAAAGGAGCTTTACACGGCTTAACAAAGTTTAGCATGGAAGATTGTCCACCAAACCAGTTTTTTTTAGAATATGTAGATAGACCACCAACCGCAGAGATATTTTTTGAAGATATGTTAATGGCTTTAGTTTTTTATGGTATGCCAATATTAGCAGAGAATAACAAACCTAGATTATTATACTACTTAAGAAGAAGAGGATACAGAGGTTTTAGCATGAATAGGCCAGATAAAATCTGGAACAAACTATCTGTTGCTGAAAAAGAAGTAGGTGGTATACCAAACTCAAGTGAAGATGTTAAGCAGTCTCACGCTGCTGCTATTGAAATGTACATACAAGATCATGTCGGTAGAAAACAAGACGGTACGTATGGTAAAGTTAATTTTAATAGAACTTTAGAAGACTGGGCTAAATTTGATATAAACAATAGAACTAAGTTTGATGCTTCTATTTCTTCTGGACTAGCTATAATGGCTTGTAACAGACATTTATATAAACCAAATGCCAATATAAAGAAAGAAAAAATAAATTTAAAATTTGCTAGATACAAACAATCTGGCAACAGATCAAAACTAATAGAAAATTAATATGGCTGAGTCAGTTGTAAAAAGTTATTTTCCAAGTCAAGTCGCAAGTGACTCTGAGAAGATGGGTACCGAGTACGGTCTTAAGGTTGCTAAAGCTATAGAAAGCGAGTGGTTTAAGCGTGACTCAGGTACTAATAGATTTTACGGAAATCAAACAGAGTTTCATAAACTTAGATTGTATGCTAGGGGAGAACAATCAATACAAAAATATAAAGATGAGTTATCTATTAATGGTGATTTATCTTACTTAAACTTAGACTGGAAACCAGTACCTATTATACCTAAGTTTGTAGATATAGTAGTGAACGGTATATCAGAGAGAGTTTTTGATATAAAAGCTTATTCACAAGATCCTTACGGTATAAGTAAAAGAACAGAGTACATGGAATCTTTAATAAGAGACATGGAAACTGAAGATATCGCTGAGTTCGCTTCAACTGCTTTTGGTGTTGATATTAGAGAAAATAAAAAAGAGGAACTACCTGACTCAATAGAAGAGCTAGAACTACACATGCAATTAACCTACAAACAAGCTGTTGAGCTAGCTGAGGAGCAAGCTATAAACACTGTTTTAAATGGTAATAATTATGATTTAACTAGAAGAAGAGTTAATTATGATTTAGTAACACTTGGTATTGGGGCTAGCAAAACTACTTTTTGTAAAAGTTCAGGTATTAAAATTGATTACGTTGATCCAGCTAATTTAGTTTATTCATATACTGATTCACCTTATTTTGACGACGTATATTATGTTGGTGAAGTTAAAAACGTAACTGTAAATGAATTAAAAAAAGAATTTCCTGATTTAGATGAAAAAAGTTTAATGGATATTGTAGGCCAAGGTTTTCAAAACTCAGGTTTCTACAATAGAAGTTTAACTGAATCTAATCAAGTCGATAAAAATCAAGTTCAAGTTTTATATTTTAATTATAAAACATACGCTAACGAAGTTTATAAAGTAAAAGAAACAGCTACTGGAGCTAGTAAAATAATAGTAAAAGACGATACATTTAATCCAGTAATGGATGCTATTATGGAGGCTAAGTATGGTAAAGTTTCTAGATCTATAGAAGTTTTATACGAAGGAGCTATCATATTAGGTACTAAAAAGTTACTTAAATGGCAAATGGCTAAAAATATGATGAGACCTAAAAGTGATTATACTAAAGTTAAAATGAACTACAGTATGGTTGCGCCTAGAATGTATAAAGGTAGAATTGAGTCTTTAGTCAGTAGAATAACTGGTTTCGCAGACATGATTCAACTAACACATCTTAAACTACAACAAGTTATGTCTAGATTAGTACCAGATGGTATATATTTAGATGCTGACGGTTTAGCTGAAATAGATTTAGGTAACGGCACAAACTACAATCCACAAGAAGCATTAAACATGTTTTTCCAAACTGGTAGTATAATTGGTAGATCAATGACTAGCGATGGAGATATGAACCCAGGTAAAGTACCTATTCAAGAAATATCTAGTGGAGCTGGTGGTTCTAAAATGCAAAGCTTAATAGGTACGTATAACTATTATCTTCAAATGATACGTGACGTAACTGGCCTTAATGAAGCTTCAGACGCGTCTACACCTTCAAAAGATGCTTTAGTTGGTGTTCAAAAAATAGCAGCTGCAAACTCAAATACAGCTACTAGACATATACTACAAAGTAGTTTATTCTTAACTTCTGAAGTTGCTGAGTTAATAAGCTTAAGAGTTTCTGATGTTTTAGAGTATTCTCCTACTAGAAATGCTTTTATACAAAGTATAGGTACACACAATGTAGCTACACTAGAAGAAATGAACAACTTGCATTTGTATGATTTTGGTATATTTATAGAATTAGCGCCTGATGAAGAAGAAAAACAAATGTTGGAGAACAATATTCAAATGGCCTTACAACAACAAAGTATAGACCTTGAAGACGCTATTGATCTTAGAGATGTTAAAAACATTAAACTAGCTAATCAACTACTTAAAATACGTAGAAAGAAAAAGCAAGTTAAAGACATGCAAATGCAGCAGCAAAACATACAGGCTCAAGCACAGGCTAATGCGCAGACTCAACAAGTTGCTGCTCAAGCTGAGATAGAAAAGCAGCAAGCTATTACTAGTCAAAAGATGGAGTTAATGAAAATGGAAGCTGATTTTGAAACTAGAAAGCTACAACAAGAAGCTTTACTTAAAAAAGAACTCATGAATCACGAGTTTAAAATAAATCAAGAGCTTAAGAAAATGGACTTACAGTCTATAGAAAGTAAGGACAAATACAAAGAAGATCGTAAAGACGATCGAACAAAAATACAAGCATCACAACAAAGTGAGCTAATAGACCAAAGAAATAACAAAAAACCACCTAAAAACTTTGAGTCTTCAAGTAATGATATACTTGGTGGTGGATTTGGATTGAATTCTTTTGATCCAAGATAATTTTTTAATTTTATAATATTATATTATGGCTGAAAATCAAGAAAACGATGTTCAAGAAGAGGTTGTAGAAACAACAAACGTTGAACAAGACTTAGTAGACCAACAAGAAGTTGAGACTAAGGTAGAAGCAGAGGTAACTGCTCCAAAAAACGAAGTGTTAGAAGACGGTACTGTTAAATTAGATTTATCAAGCGTAGAAGAAAAAGCTCCTACTAGTGATACAAACGAAATAAAACAACCAGTCTTAGAACAAGAAACTGTAGAAGAACAACAAGTTGAAGAGCAAGAACCTGTTTTACAGGAGATTACTGAAGAAGAGGTTGTTGAAAAAACAGAAGAGTTAACAGAAGAAGTGGCTGAAGCTGTTGAAGAAGCTAGAGAATCTGGAACACCCTTACCTGAAAACATACAGAAAGTAGTAGATTTTATTGATGAAACTGGTGGTAGTTTAGAAGACTACGTTAAGTTAAATCAAGATTATTCTAAGTTAGAAGATAACGCTTTGCTTAGAGAGTTCTACTCACAAACAAAACCTCATTTAAATAGAGATGAAATTGATTTCTTAATGGAAGACAATTTTAAATATGATGAAGAAGTTGATGAGGAAAGAGATATAAGAAGAAAAAAATTAGCATTAAAAGAGCAAGTTGCAAATGCTAAAAGCCACCTAGACGGGCAAAAGTCTAAATATTACGAAGAGATCAAAGCTGGAAGCAGGTTAGCGCCTGAGCAAAAGAAAGCAATTGATTTTTTCAATCGTTATAATGAGGAATCAAAGATTAACGAAAAGCACCAATCTATATTTTTAAAGAAAACTGAAAATGTTTTCACCAAAGATTTCAAAGGTTTTGATTATTCCGTGGGTGATAAGAAATATAGGTTTAACGTTAAGGATGCTGATAAGATTAAAAATACTCAAAGCGACATTAATAATTTCACTAAGAAGTTCTTAAACGAAAACAATGAAATGTCAGATGCTAAGGGTTATCATAAGTCTTTGTTTACAGCAATGAATCCTGACTTGGTTGCTAATCACTTTTACGA